TGATAAGGGCCGACGCTATACCGCCAGAGCAAAAAGCGCCGCCTCCGCAACGCAAGCCGCAGCCGCCTTCACTTGTGCGATCCGCATTGCGTGCTTGGTAGTTAATCGCAACCAAATTGCAATTAGCGTTTGACTTGATGGCTTGTTTGCGGCATACGGAGGGAAATGGCGTTTGATACTTACAGCGGAATACCTTCCACTATCGCGGCGGGCGACACGCTTTCGTTCTCCGCTGGTTTCAGCGGTTATCCGGCAACTTCCTACGGGCTGATATTCATTCTTTCGCTGAATGGCGCGGTTGTGGCGACGCTTGCTGGAACGCCAAGCGGTGACGATTTCATTATCAGCGCGACAGACGAAGCGACGGCATCCTACCCGCCGGGACGATATTCCTACGCGGCTTATGTCACGCAGGGCGGAGAAAGAAAGTTGGCACAGCGCGGGCAAATTAGCGTCACGCCAAACTTCGCAATCGCAGAGGTTGCCAGTGAAGCGCAAACGCTGCTAACGGCACTGAACGCGAATATCCTCGCGCTCTCTTCAAGCGCAACGTCGTCCGTCAGCTTTAATGGGCAATCCTACACGGATCGGGATTTGTCTCAGTTGATGAAAATGAGAAACGAGCTTCGCGCACAAGTGCAGGCCGAACAGCGCGCCAAAGGTTACGACGCAAACTCAGGATATAAAACACTACGCACCCGATTTGTCCAATGATGACCGCAACGCAAAAAAGAATCATGGGGCGATGGAACAAGATCGCGCAGCCTAGCAATAACATCTTGCAAGGCGGCGGCTTTCAAGAAATCGGACTAAGCACATACAGCGGAAGCTCAATTACGGACACAACTAGCGACTTTCTAGGCGATTGGCGCTCGGCTGATTCGTGGATGCGCTTTGATATGTATCGCGTGCGGAATCGTTCGCGCCAGCTTGCACGCGGAAACAAATGGGTGCGCCAGTTCACGCGGAATCTCCGTCAAAACGTGCTAGGGCACAAAGGTTTTCACTGTAAGCCAATGGTTGTCACGGGCAAGGAATACGGAGATGCAAACGACGGCATAGTTGACGAGATTGCCAACTCGCAGATCAAAAAGGCGATGCTTTTGCAGGGGCAAGCGCAAAACATGACGACGCGCAAGGGAATGACTCGGCGCGATCTTGACAACCTTATCGTTACCAAGCTCCCGATTGACGGCGAAATTATCCTCCGCAAGATTCGTGGATACGACAACGAAACTGGCTTTGCGTGGCAGTTGGTTGATCCTGATTATCTCGACGTAAATCTTAATCGCGTTGAGCCAAACGGCAACCTAACAAAGATGGGTGTTGAGTTGGACAAAGACTATAAGTTTCCCGTCGCTTATTGGCTACTGCTTCGCCGCCCGAATGATTACATATACAATTATTCGGATTTCTCCGCAAATCGCTACGTGCGCGTGCCCGCAGAGGAAATAATTCATATTTACGTGCAGGACGATGACAGCGAGCAGACACGCGGCTGGCCGTGGATTTTCGCGGCAGTCGTGAACCTTTTCCGCACGGACAAGTTTGAAGAGGCGGCACTTGTCAATGCCACTATCGGCGCGAGCAAGGGCATCTATTACACAAAAGAATTTCCAGACGGATTTGAAGGCGATGCTTCGCAACTCACGGAAAACGGCGCAATCATTGACGCGGTATCGCCGGGAATGAGCGTAGAACTTCCCTATGGAGTAAAGCCCGTGCAAGTGGATATGCGCTATCCCGATGAAAACCTCGGCTCTTTTCAGCAGGCAATGATGCTAGGCAACGCAGCGGTTTTCGGCACGTCCTACGCGACAACTAGCGGAGACTTGTCGCAAGCCAACTTCGTTTCATCGCGCCTTGGTCAACTTGAAGAGCGCGAGTTTTACATGGGAGTGCAGGAGTTTCTAATCGAGAAGTGGAAACGCCCCGGCTACGATGAAGAGCTTTACCGCGCCTTCCTTTCTCGTGGTGTCACGCTTCCAATCTCAAAGTTTGACAAATTCAACAAGGTAAAATTCACGGGCCGACGTTGGCCGTTCGTGCAGCCCGTGCAGGACATGACGGCAAAAACAATGGCCCTCGACAATCTCACCACTTCAATCAGCGACATTATTGAAGAAACCACGGGCGAGAGCGGCGAGGATATGTTCAAGAAAATCGCGGGCGATGAATTGCTTTTGGAGAAATACGGACTCAAGCGCATTCATTCATCGTTCCAGTATGTAGAGGACGAACACAATCCTGACCCGAACGCGCCAAAGCCTCCCGCTACAAAAAAGAAGGACGGCGAAAAAGGCGCTTGACTTAATGCCAGTAACTTGCAATAAGCAAATAACAAATGGCCAAACCCGCAAATAACTGGTATGAGATTCGTAATTCCGCAGACGGTGAAACCGAAATTGCCATTTACGACGAGATCGGAGGTTGGGGAATTACGGCCAAGGCTTTCCGTGATAGTCTTGCGCGACTTGGAGACTCAGAAAACATCCATTTGCGAATCCATAGCCCCGGCGGAAGCATCACCGAAGGAAACGCAATCTACAACGCACTAAAAGAGCGCAAAGGTGCGGTGCGAGTGAGCATTGATGGAATTGCCGCGAGCATGGCAACCGTAGTGGCAATGGCGGGCGCTCCCGTAAGCATGGCGAAGAACGCCCTGTTTATGATTCACAACCCTTTCGTGTGCGCGATGGGCGATGCGGAGGAAATGCGGAAGATGGCTGACGTGATGGACAAGATGAAGGCGTCCATCGTCACGGCATACGCTGACAAAACGAAACTTTCTGACAAGAAACTGTCCGATATGATGGATGAAGAGACATGGCTTACCGCACAGGAAGCCAAAGACTTCGGATTTATTGACAGCATCCACGACGAAACCAAGGACGATGACGCCAAAGACTTCGACCTTAGCCGATTTAAGAACTCGGCAACATTCCTTTCAAAACTGAAACAAGCGGGCGGTGCATCAGCATCGGACAAGGGCGGGAACGCTCCTGTTGCCGTCACGTTGCGGGATTTGGAAATAGCAGTCACAAATTCAACCAACCAAACGCAGCAAACCAACTCTCAACAAACCAAAATTATGAACGAGCAAGAAAAAGCGGCCCTCGAAGCCAAGAATAAGCAAGCAATCGCAGACGGCGTTAAAGCCGCTCTCGCTGAAAAGAACAAACTCACCAACGAAATCCGCGATGCCGTGAAAGCCATTGCCAAGCGCGACAAAAAGGATTTCAGCGACCTCGCCGACGAAATTCTCGCCAAGGATGACGCCACAGTGGATCAATTCTACCGCGCCGTTGCCACTAGCGACAAATTCAAGTCCACCGCCGCCATTGTTGGCAGCGGGATCGAAGTAACGGAGCCAATGGATCGGTTCAAAGGAACTCCCGGCTTTGCCTTCGTGAACAGCGAAGCGGGCCGCGCACTTATCGGCGCATGGAACAAGAGTCGTCACACGTTCTCGCTCGCTATTGAAGTTCCTGAGTTTCGCAACGCACAGACAAGCTCTGGCCTGACCAGCATCGAATACGTGCCCGGAGTTTCCGCGCTCGGTGTTCGCCGCCTTACGGTCAAAGACCTTATCGCTGGCGGTGCAACCAACCAAACCACGATCCGCTATCGCCGTGAAAGCGCGTTCCAGAATGACGCAGCCGCAGTTCTCGAAACTGGCGCGCTCCCTAACCTGACCGTTACCGTTGTCGAAGCCGACGCGCCAGTGAAGGACATTGGCGGCTACATCGAAATGTCGGAAAACCTCATGGCGGATTATCTCGCCGTGACTTCCTTCATCAATCAGCGCGTGCCTTACATGGTGGATCGCACCGTGGAAGATCAGTTGCTCAACGGCAGCGGCAGTGGTGCAAACATCACTGGCTTGCTCCAAACGAGCGGAATCCAGACACAGGCGCTCGCAGCGGACACCCGCCCCGACGCAATCCGCAAAGCGATTACGAAGGTGCGCTTTGTGCCGAACGCAGTTCAAGCGAATGCACAGGGCGGTTATACGCCTGACGCAATCGTGATGAATCCTACCGATTGGGAAACTATTCGCCTGTTGAAAGACAGCGCCGGGCAGTATTTCGGCGGCGGCCCCTTCACGGGAGCTTACGGCAACGGCCCATTCGTTCGCATCGAAACCCTATGGGGACTGCCAGTCATCGAGACTCCGGCAATCGCCGCAGGAACGGCACTTGTCGGCGCGTTCAAAGAGTGCGCCATGTATTTCCAGCGCCAAGGCTTGACGATGGAAATGACCAACAGCAACGGCACGAACTTTATCCAGCGCATTGTCACGCTTCGCGCTGCTGAACGTCTCGCGCTCACCGTTCCTCAACCAAACGGCTTCTGCCAAGTCACCGGACTGTAATTCAACGGGGCGGCGGAATAAACACCCGCCGCCCCTTTCCAAAAACAAAATATGTCCACACCAACTATTCCAATCGGTATTTTCCTCAGTGACGGCGCTCCGGGCGCTGGCACTAGCGAAGTGCAAACGCTGACAATCAGCGACTTTGCCGCTTGCTCGCTCCTGCTTACATTTCTTGGCGATAGCGCCACGGTTACATTTGATGGCACTGAGAACAACACCGCCATTGATACCGCAGTTACCACCGCGCTAGAAGGTCTTGCAACCATCGGCAGCGGCGGAGTCACTGTTTCTGTTAGCGGCACCACAAACCGCGCCATTGCTATTACCTTTGCCGGAAATCTCGGCAAGCTGGCAGTGGACATGATTTCGCAGACTGTCAGCGGCGGAAGCGCCGTTGCTGCTACGTTGTCAACCAACCTGACAGGCACAAACAATGATCTGACGTTCACCGCCGTTACCGCCGGAACAGGCGGCAATAGCGTAACCGTTAGCTACGTTGATCCTTCCGCAAACAACGCCTCTCTGTCCGTGTCTGTTTTAGGCACGGCGATCACGGTCAATTTGGCCACAGACGGAGGCGGACTAATCACCAGCACCGCAACGCTTGTTCGCGCTGCACTTATCGCCAGCACGCCCGCCGCCGCGCTAATCACTCCTACGCTAAAGACAGGCAATGACGGCACAGGTGTTGTCACGGCGCTCGCCGCTACCGCGCTTTCGGGAGGCGCAGCCGCACCTACTGGCGCGATTGTCGAAACAACTCCCGGCGTTACCGCGTTCGCTCGCGTTGAGGCTGGAACTGGCCGACTCGCATCAGACACCACGAACGGCAAACTCTACATCAACACAGGCACGGCACTCGCGCCGACTTGGACGGTTGTAGGCTCGCAATCCTAATCGCATGAAATACGCATCACCATCGAAGCTCTGGATAGCCGAAGGCGGCAAAACCCTCGTTCCCGATGGTGATGCGCGTGCGGTTGCGCTATTCGCCCGCGCAGGGGAAGAGATACAAGAAAGCGATCTGTCAAAGTTCACAAACGGGCGCGAGGCTTTCGGAATTGTTGTCGCCGCGATTAAAGCGGAGGAACCCGCCGAAGTGGAAAAGACAGAATCCGAAGAATCGCCAGCGGAAACCACGGAAGAGGAAAAACCAAGGCGCGGAAGGCCGCGCAAGTAATCGCATCAAATGAGCCTGCTAACAGCAGCATTTGACAAGCTAGTTACAAGGATTAACGCCGCTCGCGGCTCATCGCCCACGCTGACAATCGGCGCAATCACGTCGACCGACATCCTTGTAGGGGACAACCCGATTGACCAGCAGATATTCGACGGCGCAACGTGCGATCCAGACGGGCCGCAAATCAGCACGAAGGTATCTTCATGGGCGACATTGCCAGTCAAGAACGATACCGCTGTTCTTGCGGCTTCTAGCGGAGCGGATGGCACGTATGACGTAATGGACACGAACATTCACGACGGCATGATTTACCTCAAACTCGGCAAGCGCGCAGGCTTATGAGCAACTTTGCTGAATACGACATTGAGCGCATGGTGATTACGATTCTCGCCGCGCAAAACGATTTGCCAGCGGCATTGCACCGCGACGTTGATGACGGCGCGGACAAGGATCGCATCATTGTCAAATGCGACCCGCGAGAGGTTGAGCTAGGAAGCCGGGATGAAGGCATTGCGCCTTCACGATGGGGCGCGGATTTGACCGTTGAAATGCGTCTCGCCAGCATTACAGACATGGCGAAGCTACAACTTTGGAGCACCGCGATTGACGCCGCTTTCGCAGGCTCTCCCCCAGCCGCAACCACCACGCTTTTCAATACGCTCTACGGTGCGACAAATGGCTATTTCCAAATCAAAGCCGCAGACGGCGGAAGCAGACAGGGGCCGGGATCGCAAGTGCGCGAATGGTCACGAACTTTCCGCGTAGTTACGTCTTGACTTGTTGCCACTAAGTTGCAATAAGCAAGGCAGAAACCAATTCCAACCAATCCGCATGAAACTCTTACTCTTACTTTTTACCATGACTATCATCGGAACATCAGGCCCAACGCACGGCATCCCATCTGACGAAACGGGCATCCTTATCAAATCTCTCGGACTCAGCTTTGAGCCGGAGTTTATTGACCCGCTTACAAACCGCGAAGGCGAGCGCATCAATGAAGCTCGCGGCGCGATTTGCAACAAAATCAGCATCACGGGCGAAATCAACTCTGCCACTGGCGTTATTGACGCCACGTTCTACGCCGCTGTTACCCTCACGAATACGCTCGGCGTCACGGGCGCAACCGCAAACGGCATTGCGCCTATGGCGGCGGGCGGCGTGTATATGAACAGCGCCAAGGTGGATCAATCCGCTACGGGCTGGAAAACTTTCTCGGCAGAATACCAGCAATACGCAGGCATCGCCTAAACCAAAAACAAAGGCCGTGCGTGGCGGCATCAATAATACCACGCTCCTACCAATCAAACCAATGGATCAGTTTTTCTCGACGCCTTCGACACCGCTCGCAATCACGCTTGAGCTTCTAGGCGTTCCTTGGGTAAATCCGCAATTCCCTTGCGCGATGACATACACAGACAAGTTTCTCGCGGAGCATAAGCGCAACCTTGTCAGCCGTGGCAAATGGGAGCAGGAAACCGCATTCACGCCGCAGGACGCGCAACGCCTCGACCTAGTAGATCAATGCACCTACTTTTTCAAGAAAACCCCATTGCTCGACGTAGTATTAAAAGGCTGGGAAAAAGGTTGTCAGGCTATCAGAAATACCGATTTCCGCATGGAGATTGACACCATCCAAGAGGAAGAGGCTGCGACGTTGCTGGCAATCGCACTTGGCCCGAACGGGAAGCGCAAGCGGATGCTCGACATGATGAAAGGCGCAGTCGCAAAGCTGGCGGTGCAATCAGAGAACGGCGATTGGATATTTTTCGGCAAAGACGCCACCGCAGAGACAGTTCAACATCTAACCCAATAAAACCAATATGGAAACACTGACAGACGACAACGCACCATCAACGCCCGCGCCTATCTCACAAGACATGGGGCGCGTGTTCACCTTCGCTGGCATCACGCTAAAGCCTTTCTCATTCAATCGCCGCGTCACATTCTTTCGAGTCCGAACCGAAGACATCAGCGTTATCGAGTCGGCAATCTTGAAGCTGTTTATTTGCACTCAGTCTCCCGCGCAGTGTGATTCTGCCCGTGGCGATGCCGCAAGTGCGTTTCGCGTGAAGGCTATGGAATGGGCGGAAAGGCTCGGCATTGACGGTGCAGCGCGAACCAAGGAGGCAATGGAAGTTTCCGACGCGATTGACAAAGACCTTGCCGACGCATTGAGCGTTGAGCCGGATACAAAGGGCGGATCGGGAAACGCATAGGGGTAGGCGCTGCGGCCAGCTACGTTGCCGTTATTTCAGCGGTAACGCTAGGCAGCATCACCCCGCATGAAATACTCTGGGATATGTCGCAAGCGGACGGCGAGCGCATGGAGTCCATGTGGTTTATCTTCACGGCAAACGAGACTGGCAAAAACCAGCTTCGCCACACCCGCAAATCAAAGCCCGTGAACGTGTCGGACTTCATGGCAAAACGCTAGTTATCAAAAAAAGTGTAGAATTGTATTGACGGAATCGCGGCCGCGGGCAATGTTCGTGGAAACCAATATGACTCCACAACTCCTAACCGATTGCGAAAGCCCCGAACCGCTTTTCCATTCACCGCTATGGGCGGCGGAAGAAAAGCTAGACGGAGACTGGCGTCGTGTGGCAAAAGTCGGCAACGAAGTCTATGGATTCACCCGCGAAGGCAATCCAGTTGCACTCAGCGAAGAAACGGTTGCTCTCGCCATGCTCTCGCAGTTTGACTTCGTTATTGACGGCGAGCAAATGCCAAAGGGCCGCTTCGTGGCGTTTGACATTTGCGGACTAATG